GTCTATTCTCCTTTTAAAGCAAAATAATATTTTTACTTGAATTACTCGTTCAAACTTGCCGTAGTATGAAGCACGTTAGTTGCGAGCCATTGACTGGCAGAAGTTCTAGCTTCATTAAGACCATCATCGCCAGCATCCACCATGGTAACCTCTTCTTCTTCCTCAATACCCTCAAGATCTCCAGCATCGGCAGTAGTTTCGTCTTCATCCACATCTGCTTCTGCTTCGACATCTTCTGTAACTTCTGCTTCTACTTCTGTAGTTTCATCAGAAACTTCTTCCGCGTCTTCAGAATTAGTCTTTGAAAGAAGAGCAACGATTTCATCAAACACTGCATCTTCAGTGTCTGCAAACTTCGTAAGGGTTTCTTCAATGGTATCTTCACTAACACCAGCCTCAACTAAAGCAGTCTTGCGAGCCATAAGTTTTACTTCAGACTCATGTGCTTCAATCTTAGATAAGGCTTCGGAAAGCTTCTCATCTTTTTCCGTCAGCTTTTCTTCTAATCCAGCCAAAAGAGCATCTTGCTCGACAATCTTGGCGTCTCTTTCAGCAATTGCTTCGTCTTTCTCAGCGACCTGAGTTTCAAAAGCACCAACTCTTAGTTGAATCTCTTCTGTTTTCTTTATTTCCATTTCGGCCTTTAAATTTTCGGTATCTTCTTTAGCCTGCTTGAGTTCAGACTGAAGGAGATCAACCTTACCTTGCAGGTTATTTTCATTAGCCATTGCGACATTCTCCCTTATGCTAAAATCAGTTATTGAATATGCTTTACTACCATAAAAAGGATCATTTTTAAGGATGACACTCTTAGGATTAGCAGGGTTGCTCACCAACCCTTTGCCAGAAAAGGCAATATTTCTTAGAAGTCTTCCTAGCTTATATCCTTCAAACTCTCCACCGCCTCCATAAGCCCTAAGATGTTTAGTCAGAAATGCTGAATCCTCATTTCTGGCAATAATTTTGTGATCCCCAGTCGGAGTCACAGCAGCGTAGTCAAAACCTCTAAACAGGCACTCCATGCTGACAAACCACTTACCCGCTTCAATTTCTTCAATAATAGTTTTCATTCTTTCCTGACGTTCAGGATCACTCCAACTATTATAAAGAACGGCGCTGGTAATAATATCAAAGTTTTCCGGCAAATTTTCTAGTTCAGTCTCATCAGAAATTTCGGCGCCGGTTACATCAACTACCATATTAGCAGTTATATGACCAATAATATCGCTTTCATCATGCATGAAATTGAATTGTTTATCTTCCGGCGTTTTTCTAGCGGCCCAAGTTTCACCGATGTTAAAAACATCGTCGTTCTTATTCCAGCCACTAGAGACCAGTACGGAATTTAAATAATATAGGTCAAATTGGTCAGGGTTGCTTTTGCCCCCCGTAGCCAGCACTAAAGATTTAGCTTTCTCCCTCTCTTCCCCACTGGGGGAATAGGGAACCGCCAAAGAAGAATAGGCAACGCTGGCGTTGGATGAGATTAATTCTTCCAACCCGGCATCTATTTCTGCTTTATAAATTTCTATGCTCATGTTTTACCTCATAAAAGTATACACCATAAAGCAAAATAAATCAAAAGAATGTCACTTTTGGTAGTATAGGGAATAAGCAGAGGCACAAATCTGCCTTAATTCCTCAATGTTAGGATTTTTCTTATTTAAATCAGTGAAACCATTTTTCAAAGAGTTGATCGTTGACTTTATATCAGGATGTACACCAGACTTTTCATCTAAGATATGCTGCACAACTTCTGGAGTTATAGATGAATATGGTTCTAGGTTGGCCAACACTGAAAGTTTTACGTCCTCAAGCTGAATAGTCTCCTCTTTAGTTAATCCTCTTAAATTCTTTTTACCGTAATGATCCAAGAGTGCAGGGTTGAGGATATCAGATATAACCTTCTGAGATTCCGCAGCCCAAAGTGTCATATTTATAAAATCGGAATCAGCGACCACACGAGGCTTTACAACCTTCTGTTTTCTCTTCTTTGTGTCTTTAGCATTCTTAGGTCTACCATCTTCGGGTCTGCCTGTAGGCTGAAACTTTTGCTGCTGCTCAAACTTCTTCTGTTCTCTCTGCTCTCTCTTGTCTTCTTGTTCCTCCTTTTTCTTTTCGATTTGCAGATCGTCTCGCCTGTCACCCGGTTTTGTGAAGGGGTGATCTCCGGTATGGCCACAGGGGATAAGCCCGACATCCTCCGGCCCCAGCAAATCTTTTTGAAGAGCAATCTTCTCAAGATCGTGCCTTCTTTCGGGATTGTGATAGGGGCCTGATTTCTGAGGAGAGAACTCATTCTGACGCTCCCTAGATTCTCTCTTAATTCTTATTCTTTCAATTTCTGGAATTTCTCCAAATCTTTCTTGGACCGTTTCGCCGCTGATCAAATCTCTATCAACTAACTGTATAAGAAGATTCTTTTCTGCGGCTTCATCTGATAATACCATTTGATCGAAATGTACTCTGGCAGGGAATCTAAAGCCCATAGCCTTCTGAACTATTTCGATCTCATCTCTCCAAAAACTAATCAGAGCATTTCGCCCATATTCCAATCTTTCAACCAAGACTTTTAATGAGATAAAATTGTTAGTGAATCCGCCCCCCTGACCACTTCCTAACCCTGTTAGCGTGGGAGGGACACCCAGACCAGCATATATATTTGTAAGAACGGGTTGGTATTTTTCAGAACCTAAGAACCTGTAAACTTGAGTATTGGATTCCTTGAAGTCGATTTCTGGACCCCATACCAAATCCATGGTGCCGCCGCCGACATTACTAGCAAGAATATCCCTCAGTTTATTTATAGCCCCCTTAGTCGGCAGAATTTTATTATCAAGGTCACCTATGGTCCATAGTCTTATATTCGAAATTGCCCCGTCTAAGGCAGAGATGTCGGCCAATTTCATTTTTTCCAACATAAGGATGTCATCTAAAATAGCATAGATCATGGGGTTGGCCCACATCCTCCAGTCATCCTTCTTGTAATAATGCACCGAAAGTTTATCGGGGTCTATTGGAAGAATATTTTTGCCATCTTTTATAGCCCTTAACAGATCTTTAGGAAGCTGCGCTATAAGTTCTTTTCGATTAGCATCCTTAGAAATTGAAGCGGCTGCAATTTGCTTTCTCAGAGTATTAGAAATCTTCAAAGCAAACTGTGGCTTGCCAGCAAACAGGGACAATTCTGCCCCCACAAGCTCTAAGGAAAGAGGGTTAAGAAAGTCATACTTCCACGGAATCTCCCGCCTAGACACCGGGATACTGTCGGGGACAAAATCAACCTCTCCTGTAGACTTAAGATCTCTTTCTATCTTTTGGTTTACTTTGGCGTTTCTTCTTTTAACGACAACATTCCCACATCTATAAAATAGATTAAGGAATCTTTCTGATCGTTCTTTTCCTCCACATCGCTGAAACCACTTACGATAAAATTGTTCTATGCGCTTGTTAGGGTGGACTAACATTATACCTTGGCAAGAAAAATCACCCATTAGATCAATAACGTTTCTAACAATTCCCACCCTGTCGTAAGCAGCCATGCACATTCTTATAGCTTCTTTTTGTCTGGCCGGTACAGCTTCGTCCTCACGGAACCTATTATAGTCATCTCTCATATAGGAGGTGCGAACTGATCTATTTGGTTCTATGTCTATAAACGATCTTCTGGAAGACGCACTTGCCCTTTGCACTCCCTCATATTGATCTAAAACGCCTTCGGTTACTCTAAGAGCTTCTTGCTTACTAGATTCGTCACTCCAAGTAACAAAAGCCTGTTCTTGTGCCTGATTTTTGATTTCGTCTGCCATTTGGATTGTTTCCTGTTAATTCAATTGATAATACGACTGATCTAGGATAGTATACACCAAATCAATCATAGATTCCTCTAACAGCTTCAGTAAACCAAGCTGGGCCTATAAAGTCTGGACCGTCTGAAGGTTTTTTAATGAGAGTGGCAAATCCGCCCACCGTGTCATACGTTGGTGGAGGAGGATTTCTTTGTATGGTTCTGGCCGACATGTTAGCCATAAGCAATGCGCTATATCTATCCTTTCTTAATCTATCCTTTCTACCTCCCGGCAGCTTCACCTCGGGTGTATCCCACTTATCTCTTCCTGAAGGAGTTTGACTCATAACTATCATCGATAACTCATCTTTAAGCTCTTCTATGTCCATAACACAATCTTCAAGAGTGTCATACTTTCTGTCTCTAAGTTTGTCTTCCGATATAGCCAAGCCAATGGTGGCGGCATCAAAGTATGGGAATAATAAAACCTTGTCCTCAAAATCCTTACGCATTCCATGATTTGCTTCTGTAACCCAATCTGATTTTGCAAACTGTATCATTTCCAAGATGTGAAGGCCCGGATTGCCGTCAGTATCTTTTTCCTTATCTGGATCAATAGTGGGCCACAAAGAAATTTCTCCCTCTTGCATCTTGTCTTCGTCGTGAAGAGCTTCCATGACAGCTATTCCCCCTCCTTGAGCATCCATAGCAATTTCATCGCAGGGAAATATTTTCATAAGGTCACGAATCTTTCGCGCACAATAACAATAAAAATCTGTCTCGTTTACCAAGCCAGCCTTTAATTTCTCTTTATGATCTGATCTTGTGGTGGTCCAACAATAGACCATCTTTCTGTGATCTGAGTTCATTTCTAAAACTACAATACTAAAATTGTCTACTTCAGATGCAGGATCTATTCCGTATATATATCTCCGATTACCTGTTCCTCTTAAGGCTGCTTGAAATTCTACTTTTCCACTGGGAAGGGAAATAGGATTTTCTGGCGAGGCCACACATGATTCAATTAATGACCGTTTAAAGAATCCATTACTGTCAGTAGAAAAACAAGCCCCGTATTCCATCTGATAAATACCTGCATGCATAGTTGCTCTAGAACGAGCGACTTGTGCATCATCCATGAAACCGGGTGGGAGTAGTTCAAAAGGAATTCTAATTATGCTATATTGTTTCCAATCAAATCCATTTGGTATCTTCTCTCCTCCAAAAATTTCACTCAGTCTTTCGGGGTGCCCTTTGCTGTATATGATTTCTTTCCATTTTTTCCAGTATTCTGCAAAGTGATTAAAATCATAGAAGGCTGTACCAGATAAAATAATCTGGTTGCCCATCGTTGCATCTGTTCCATCGGTTTCTATAAACTCCTTACCCAGTTCTTCTGCCTTTTTTTTGGCCGCTAGCCTTCTGACGTTTTCTATTGGAGATGCACTAACGGCAGCAAAACCCGCGACAACGTTCTCAAAAATTGTTCTGGGGATAGAGGCGAATTCATCTGCGATAATATCGTTTGCTCGTTGGCCGCGAATCTTAGACCCATCACCAAGGGGTAGACAGGTAATAGTGCTTTTACCAATGATCATCCTACACATGTCTACGTCTTTTCTTGGGCCTCCGCTTGACCCAACAATATCCCTAAGTATCGGAGAATTTCTCCAAATGCCATCCATATACTCAAACAGAACTTTAGATTGACGAAAAGCTGCGCCGACGATAACGATTTTTCGGTTAGGTAGTAGCAAAGCTCTCATCATCGCATATAAGGACAGGATAAACGACTTGCCAAACCCACGGGAGGCGATCAGCATGGGAAATTTTCTGTTCCACAATTCCCTAATCATGAGAGCCTGTACAGGTAGAATCTCAACGTTGAATATATGCTTGCAAATAAAACAAAAATATTCTGGCTGCATTAACAGCCACGTTAGCTTGAGGTGAAATTCCTCGTCGGTGTCAAAGCCAAATGGATTGATCAGACTGGATTCATCTATATCAATATCCAGCCAAGCATCCTCTATGGCATTATTCAGATTGCTCACGGTTTATTATCTCTGTAACCTTGTTGAAAATTTGCATGGCGCTTTCTTCTGCGTTCTCTTTCGTGTCACAAAATAATGTTTCAATACCGTATTGCTCTTTATATTCGCAGATCTTTCTCCACATGAATTTACCATTCATTCTCAAATATTTCCATCTATTGTGGGGGATGCTGCTGTTCTTGGGGAACTGCATCAGAGTATCAATCGAAAATTCGCATAAAATATATGCCCATCTGAACTCAGACATTCTTTCTATTTCTGCGTCGAACTGCTTCTGCTTCTTGCCTAGATTCATAG